TAGTAAAGTCCTTTGTTCAATACAAAAAGATGGAACTACTTTGATATATCAAGAAAAACTAGATGGTTTAAGTAAAATACCTCAAATGCATCAAATCAGTATATTAGATAGAATGCAGACAGACCAAACAATTTTTGATTCTCTTAAAAGTCTTAAGGTACTAAATATTGTTGGTATTTTATTAAGTTCGTTTGCACTTCTTAATATATTCGGCAAATTAATCTTTGATTGGTATAATTAATTGAGTAAAAAATCTCGACAAAGACATAAGGAAACGGCGATGACGGTCGGTACTGGCCTCATCGTCAACTATCCTTTAAATCTTTTCTTTTTGTGGTTATTCATTTCTATAATGGAAATCACAAACCCTTTCCAGCTGAGTGTTCTTATCACAGCTGTAATGACTGTATTAGCATATATTCGTGTATATCTTGTACGGTCATACTACGACAAATAATCCTTTCTTTTTAAAGCAAAATAATCGCACTTTTTTCGCAAAAAGTGTTGACTTTAACAAGCAATTTTGGTATAATGGTTGTATAATATTTAAAAAGGAGTTGTTTATGTTAAATGTTAGGATATTAGGAAACCAACCGGAACCATCTTTGACTATGGACGGTTATGAAATTACTGACTTCGAGGTCAGAACTAGAGACGAAAAACTTTTCGAAGAAGGAAAGAAAATTGTTAATGATTATATCAATCAAAACCCAACTTGGGAAAACTGTCAATTCTTTATCAACGACCCAATGACAGTGGGTATCTATCCACAAAATAGCGAAGGCGCTGCATTTAACGAGATTGTTTTAAAACTAGAATCCTTAGGTTTCTATGGTAAAGGTGCTGGTTATAAGGAGATTGCATAATGAAATTATTTGAAAAGTGGACAAAACTTGGTGGTGACTCTTTTGAACAGTGTCAGTTTTTCTTGAATGGCAAGAGATATGTTGGAATGATTAAAGAGTTTGGCGAAAATCACATCGATGTAAAGCCTATGTCTATTGATTATGAATCAGCAATCTTTATGAAAAATGTCAATATGGTCAAACTGACAAAAGATATGTTTGATAAAGTAGGTTTAGAATTATGGGATGATGCAAGAGGTTGCGATAATTCAGCAATTGGAGTTTCCGGTTGTTATGAACCTTGGGAAAACTTTATCTGGGAATAAAAAAAAGGAGGCCGAAGCCTCCTTTAAAATGGTTTAGTGAACCTAAACTCTTTTTATTATACTTCAGATTAGAATAAGTTTGTGACTCTAACTTTTCTGTAGTACTTGTTGACGTTATTAGCAAGTGAACCAAGTCCTTGGCTAGACACATCACCTTGTGCGAATGGGTTTGCAACCATTCCGTAACGAGTCTTAAATCCAATTTTTGGTTGGAAGCTATTTTCACCAACGGCACGGACCATTTGTAATGGTACGTATGGGCAGTAGAATAAACCTGCATCAAATGCAGATGAACCCTTATAACCAACTACTAAGTAGTTTCCGCCAGCAAATGGGTCAACATAAACTCTGAATCTTCCGTTAAGAACACCAGCAAAAGTATTGCCTGTGTCATCAACTTCTAGAGAGTTTGAGTTTAGAGCAGGTGTGTAGTCTAATACACCAGCCATTTGAAGAGCAGAAGCAACGTCTGAAGAACAGATTACGATGTTTCCTTTACCTCTTCTTGTTCCTTTAGCAATAGCGTTAGCTTCTTGCTCAATTTGGAACATAAGGCCTTTGAACTTCTCAACAGACCATCTACCATTTGCATCAACATCTAAGTCGAATACGCCAGCAGAAGCTGTGTTCTCAGCACCAACTACAGATGTTGTATAAATTGTTCTAACAACTTCTCTATTGATTTCTGTTAAGATTTCAGTTTGAAGAATGTTAGCCAATTCAGTTTCAGCATCTAAGCCGTGAACTGCTTTAAGGTCTTGAGCTAATTCAGTTGTGTATTCAGCCTTTAGGGCACGAGTCTTAGCAGAAACAGTCACTTTCTCGATTGAGAATGCCATTTCAGCATAGTCAGCACCAACGCCATCACCTAAAGCCTCAGCAGCACCTGTATCCATACCAGTACCAGTTGTAATTAACTGAGTATTAGCATTTGGTAAAGTGTTTGCATGAGTACCTGTTCCACCGAAGTCTGTATCAGCTTCGTTGAATAAGGCTTCAGCACCAGCTTGTGAACCATATCTTGCACGCATTGCGAAGATAAGGCCTGTAGGACCAGTCATAGGCTGAACACCACAGATATCGTATGCGATTAAGTTAGGTACGGCTCTACGCACTAAGCTAATTAGGATTGGGTCATAACCAGCAACTGGACCAGCAGCAGCGTTTGTTGATAAGCCTGAGAAGCCATCAGCAGATGCAGCGTTAGTTGGAGCAGCCTCACTTAAAAGTGAAGTCATGTTGGCTGATAAATCGCCAGATTCCATCAAAGCTTTTTCAGTGTTTTCTAATACAGTAGCTGTAACAGCTTTTCTGTGAGAATCACTGATTGGTGAAAAAGATTCGTGCTCTAGTACAGGGCCCCACTTTTCCACTAGTCTTGAGTAATTATCCATTTCGGATCTCCTTTAAAATAAAATTAATTTAATTTAATTAATAAACCAAGTTAAAATTAATTATTCTTTCTAGTGTTAAATGCCTCTACGAGAGCATTAATAGATGAGTAATCAGAAGCTGGTTTAACTACTTCCTGTTCATCTAGAATAATTTCGTCATTTTCTTCTTGTAAATCAGATTGTGTTTCCACAGCTGGTTTGTTTGAGAAGAATGACTCCTTAATTACTTGAAGATTTTCGGTATAAGACTCTAAATCTTCAATATCAAGCTTTTCAGACAATACTTTCAAACGCTCTACCTGATTTTCAGATAAGCCTTCTGAAAGCTCGTCAAATACTTTACTAGCCTTTGAAGATGAGATTTCTCTCTGTAGGTCAATGTTCTCATTTACGAGGCCATTGTGCTTTTCTTCTAGGTCAGAAACTTTTGCTTCGAGTTCTGAAACAACATCAACAGTGGTTTCATCAACAGCAATATTATGCTCTGTGAATAATCCTTTAAGACCTGACATTAATGATTCTGCCATTTCTACTTTGATTCCACTTTCGATAGCGATTTCGTTCTCTTTTGTCCATTCATTAACAACATAGTCAAGATACTTGTCTACGTTTTCAACAATTTCTTCCATTCTGGATTCAACTGCTTCACTTAATGATTCATCTAAAGAACCTGAAAGTTCTTCTTTGATGGACTCTGTTCTTTTGTTAACTTCTTCGTTTAAAGCTGCTTCAAAAACTAATGAGATTTTGTTTTTGAACTCTTCAGATAAGTTTTCGCCTTCGATGATTGATTCAATAGAAGATTCGATAACTACTTCCTCAATTGTTTCAACTTCTTCAGCTTCTGTTTCTTCAGCAGTAGGAACTGGTTCACCGGCTTTTTGTTGGCCTGGTACCACTTTCTTAGGGTCTGCTGGATTTACTGGCTTATCTTCGGCGGTTTTCTTCAACTTGTCCTTTTTACCTTCTCCACCTTCTGGTGTTATAGGCTCAGGTACACTTGAAATACCGTCATCAGCAACGAATTCTTTGCCGTCTGCCATAATTTTTCTCCTTTAATTAATTATGTTATATAACTATAATTTTTAACAAACAATTTATTTGACTGTTTTTATTTATAAAAAGTTAATTTCTTAAAGTACGGATAAATGTTTCAAACATTCTTGTAGCCGTATCTTCGTCAATTTTGCGCACTACACGATTTACCTTCTTTTCTACTTCTTCACGGATGTCGTCAATAATATCAACTATTTCTTGAGCTCTCCATGAACCAGAAGCAATATCGTAATAATACTCTTTATTCTCCATAATACCATTTACAAAAGCATCTGGAGCAGAAGGGTCTGTCACAATGTCAACTGTAGATAAATGAAAGTCCTCTTGAACTTGCATTACGCCATCTTTCAATTGTTTCACTGAGCCAAGGCCACGTGTAGAAACACCAATCTTGACACCTTCGTCTATAAAAGTTTTTACAATTTCCCCCATAGGAGTAGAAAGGATTTTTGCCTTTCCATAAAAATTGTTTCCATCTCGTTTCATCTCTGTAATTAGATGTGAAACTCGATCCCCGTTAATAGTTGGACCTTCGGGATGTCCTAATTCACCTAGCGCTCTCTTTGTATGAATGAAATCTTTTGAATAACGATCCATTTCCTTTTCAAGAGTTTCGCAAGGATAAATTCTTCCATTGCGATTTTTAATATCACCTTGCATAAAAATGCCTTCAATAAAGAAGGATTTCTTACCGTTATCGGCAGCCTCGGTGATAATTTCGCAATCTTCTGTATATTCTGATATAAGTTTCATAATGGTACCTATTTAAGTATTATTT